TTGGTGGATTCTTACCACAGAATGAGACTCCTGATCCAAGTAAGGGTGGATCACCTACAGAAACCGAATTAGTTTTAATTTAATGATTAGAGAGATTCTATCTGACCACATAACAGGAAAGGTGCCGCACGATAAGGTTGCGGTACTTCTTTCTGGTGGTGTTGACAGTATCAGTGTGGCAATCGCTGCACAGGATGCTGGGAAGACTGTACACGCGTATAGTTTCTATCTCGAAGGACAACCATCTTATGATCATGCGAAGGCAAAAGAAGTCGCAGAAATCATGGGGTGGGAGTTCACCACTATTATCGTCCCTACTGATAACCTAGTTGAAGACTGGCACCGACTAGTCAAACATGGTTGTCGCAAGAAATCCCACTACGAAGCCGCAGTGTTTCCCTTCCTCTATTGTTATGAAAACATGTTAGAAGACTACTGTATTACTGGATGGGGGGCAGACGCCTACTTCGGATGCAGTAAGAAAGCAATGATACGATACTCTTCTTTTAAAAAGAAGCGCAACTACGTCAAGTACTGTAAAGAGAACAACCAGAAGAGAGTTAACTGGAATGAGTTCCGTAATGCCTATCTAGACGGAGATTGTGCAGGACTACAGCAACACACCAATCTTGCAGAGAAGCATGGTAAGGTGCATGTCACTCCATATCTAGACCCACGCGTACGCGAGTTCTTTATGAAGTTTTCGTGGGAAGAACTCAACAAACCAAAACAAAAGAATATAATCCGTGAAGAATTTAATATTGAAGATCTGTTTGGGAAAGTCAAGCCCCATATCAATCTACAACTGGGCGGTGGGATCGATAAGTTATTCGAAACCCTATTGGACGATCCTATTATAAACTATAAGAAACGTCAGAGAGTTATGGACATGTGCCGCGACTGGTACACTGAAAATACTACTTCTAATCTTTCTGAATTTATGTCTTGACATACTCTCCCAATCTAGGTATAATAGCCACATGAGACATACTCTCCCAATCTAGGTATAATATCACCATGACAAAATTTTACTCTTCTGCTATCCGTATGGGTAAGCACATTCTATATCGCGGTTACGAGAACGGCCTACAGGTCAAGAAACGCATTCCTTTCCAACCTAAACTATATGTCACCAGTCAGAACGAATCTGAGTGGAAGACTTTGGACGGACTCCCCGTTACCGAGTGCGTCTTGGACTCTATGTCTGATGCGACTGACTTCCTCAAGAAGTATGCTGATGTGCATAACTTCAAGGTATATGGTAACAACAATTACGTTGCCCAGTATATCGGTGAACAATTTCCCAATAAGATAAACTTCGACCGCGATCTAATCCGGACTGCCAATATAGATATCGAGGTTTATAGTAAGGAAGGTTTCCCTGAGCCAGGCAAGGCTGCATATCCAGTGACCTCTATTGCAATGCGCAAGAATGATGGCACCTACTGGGTGTGGGCATGTGGAGACTATGTCACTACTCGTGAAGAAGTCCTCTATATCAAATGCGACCACGAGATGGATCTTCTCCGCAAGTTTATTGAGCACTGGTCTCACTACGCTCCTGACATTCTGACAGGTTGGAACAGTCGGTTTTTCGATATCCCATACATCGTTAACCGTTGCGTTAACCTGTTCGGTGATGACACGTTATTGAAACGACTATCTCCTTGGGGCGCGGTACGTGAACGTAATGTGACTATTCAAGGTCGCGCCAATCAGGAATACGTGATTGAAGGTGTCGAGCACCTAGATTACATTGAGATCTTTAAGAAGTTTACACTCAACACTCTAGGTCAACAAGAATCCTATCGTCTAGACCATATCGCCCACGTTGTCTTGGGTGAACGCAAGTTGTCCTATGAGGAGCACGGAAACCTCCACGCCCTTTATGAAAACGACTTCCAAAAGTTTATTGACTATAACATCAAAGACGTGGAGTTGGTTCACAAGATCGATGAGAAACTCGACTTGATTACTCTGGTACTCACCATGGCATATCGTGGTGGTGTTAACTATGGTGACACACTTGGTACTACTAACATCTGGGACAGCATCATTTACCGTATGCTGAACAAGATGAAGGTAGTTGTCCCTTCCAAATCTGAGAAGCCTAAGACTTCATATCCGGGCGGTTATGTTAAAGAACCTCAAGTTGGGTCACACGACTGGGTTACCTCTTTTGATTTGGCGTCTCTATATCCCAACATCATTGTTCAATATAACATGTCACCTGAGACTGTGATGGACGGTTTCCATAATGGTGTAAGCGTCGATAAGTTCCTTGATGGATCATACAAGGTCTCTGAATCTAACGTCTCTATTGCGCCAACTGGGGTCGCTTTCTCACATGATAGAGAGGGGGTTATTCCTACGGTGATTAAACAATACTATACGGAACGTAGTATTATCAAGAAGGAGATGTTGAAACTCCAGCAGGAATATCAGAAGAATCCGACTAATGCTTTGGCCTATAGGATATCGTCACTGGACAACCAACAGATGGCTATCAAGATTCTTATGAACTCCCTCTATGGTGCGCTCGGTAATCGATACTTCCGTTACTTTGATCAACGTGTTGCAGAGTCAATTACTCTTGCAGGGCAACTTGCAATCAAATGGGCAGAGAGAGCAGCCAATAATGAGATGCAGAAACTTCTTAAAACAGATGAAGATTATGTTGTAGCAATTGACACGGATTCTCTCTACATTCGTATGTCTGCCCTTGTGGATAAGTTTTCTCCTAAAGACCCTGTAAAGTTTCTTGACAAGATATGTTCCGAGCACTTCGAGAAAGTTCTGGAAAATTCTTATAATGAGATGGCAGAAGTTACTGGTGCGTACGAGAATCGTATGGTGATGGAACGTGAGGTAATCGCAGACCGTGGTATCTGGATGGCGAAGAAACGATATATCCTTAATGTACATAACTCTGAGGGTGTACAGTACGCAGAACCTAAACTCAAGATGATGGGTATCGAGGCAATCAAGTCATCGACTCCTTCGGTTGTCCGTGACAAGATGAAAGAAATCTTCCGCGTCATTGTAGAAGGCACCGAGGAAACCACCCAGAGATTTATCCGTGAGTTCAAGACTCTGTTTAATACATTACCACCCGAAGATGTTTCGTGGCCCCGTGGTATCTCTAATCTCGATAAGTGGAAAGACCGAGAGACTATTTTCAAGAAGGGTACTCCCATACACGTTCGTGGTGCGTTATGCTATAACAATCTAATCAAGGAGAATAATCTTGGTAATAGATATGAACTGGTCAAGCCAGGCGAGAAGGTAAAGTTCGTCTATCTAAAAGTACCGAATCGTCTGGGTGAAAACGTTGTGGCATATCCTCAACATCTCCCCGAAGAACTGGGACTGGGTAAGTATATCGATTACGACTTAATGTTCAGTAAGACTTTCATTGACCCTCTCGAACCAATTCTTGACGCAGTCGGTTGGGTTTCTGAACCTCGTGCCACATTGGAGGATTTCTTTGGATGATACCTAATAATAAGACTAACCATACAGATACGCATTCTGGGAAGAGGATGTTTATCAGAGGCGGTGGAAGAAAAAGTGATAGACCACTAGACTCTTTTGACTTTGATATTTCCCAACAACATTTAGACAATGATAAATGGTCACAAGATAATGATTGGTCTCATAAGAAGAGATTGAAGTTTTCTGAGGGCACTATGAAAAAACATTTAAAAAAATACATGAAAAAAAGTGTCCGAAGGAATTACCGTGGCGTGGACGAGAGGTTTGTTGATGACCCCGAACTTTTCAAACGATACTTGGAGGATTTCTTCGGTTGACAGACACCAAACTTTATGGTATAATGGCCACATGAATTACGAATTAACTATATTTAAAAACCAGTTCGATAACAAGACCCATCGCCATATGGTTCTTGACGATTGGGATAAGTTCGTAAATGTCCTGAAGAACATGTATAAAGAGAAAGGAGAGAAAGGTGGAAATAATTCTAGTCCTCTTGTTAGTCCTGCTGTTTTCGAAGTGGATACTACGCGTAGTAATAAATCTACTCTCTATTGGGGTGGGTGGTGTTGCGTTGATGTTGATGATCATAATTTCTCTAGCGATGTACGAGTCCTTAACCAAGAGTTGCACAAACTCTTTGGCCAGTACGACTACGTTGTGTACAATACTGCATCAAGCAGAGACGACCATCTCAAGTTTAGAATAGTATTTCGACTAGATGAGCATATCGATAATGCTCGGATCAAGGCATTCTGGTATGCACTGAATACTGAACTGGGTGAGATGGGAGATCCACAGACCAAAGATCTTGCACGTATGTATTATGTTCCTGCACAGTACCCTAATGCGACCTCGTTCTTCATTACTAATCAAGGGTCTGCTCTAAACACATCTGAGTTGATCGCAAAACATCCTTACCATGAAAAGACTGGTAATTCTTTCTTAGACAGACTACCTGTAGAGATGCAACAGGCAGTTATACAACATCGTAAGGATAGTCTAAATAATACCGACTACAATTGGTCGACATACCGTGACTGTCCGTTCTGGCCCAAACGATTGGGTGTAGAGTACCAAACTATCAATGATGGTGGTTGGTACGCTAAGATGTATAAGATTATGCTTGCAGTTGCTGGGAATGCATATGCGAAAGGTTACCCTATCACCGCAAGTCAGATCTCAGATATGTGTCGTGATTTTGATCGTGAGACAGGTAACTGGTATGAAAACCGCCCATTGACCGTAGAGGCTGATAGGGCATTAGAATATATTTACAGGAATAGTTAATATGAATAAAGTATTAGTAACAGGTGCGGCAGGATTTATCGGTTCACAATTATCGGATCGATTACAGAAACGTGGATTGACAGTGAAAGGTATTGATAATTTCAATAACCATCTATACACTCCTGAATTAAAAGTAGATCGTATGAAACACTTCGATCTAGATATCTGGGGATGTGATCTAAAGGATGAGATAAAGCTCGAAGCGTTATTGAGAGACTTCCGTCCAGACACTATTATTCATCTTGCCGCAATGGCAGGAGTTCGCGATTCTATGGGAAAGGAGAAGTCGTACCACGCAAATAACATAGATGCTACACAGAACCTTATTGATATCTGTAAACAACATCTACCAGAGACTCGCATTGTATATGCGTCAACGTCTTGTGTATATGCTGGATCCCCGACTCCGTGGACAGAAGGTGAAGAGACTGGTAAACAATTAAACGCATATGGTTATACCAAGTGGGCGAATGAGTGTCAGATGCAATCGTCTGGTCTAAACACAACTGGTCTTCGTTTCTTCACAGTATATGGCCCTTGGGGTCGTCCGGACATGGCGTTGTTCGACTTTACTAAAAATATACTTGACGGAAAGGAAATAACCGTGTATAATTACGGTAAGATGAAGAGAGACTTCACTTACGTAGATGATATCCTAGATGGTATTGAAGTTGTCCTAGACAATGACGATCTGTCGGGAGAGATATTTAATATCGGACGTGGTGAACAAGTCGAGTTGCTAGACTTCATTGGTGAGATCGAGAAACAAACTGGGAAGAAAGCAATTAAGAATCTTGCTCCCCAACATCCTGCGGATACTTTAGAGACTTGGTCTAATACTGCTAAGTTACAAGCGCTTGGTTATGACCCGAAGGTAAGTATCGCAGAGGGTGTTGAAAGATTTTACGAATGGTTTAAAACTTATAATGGAATCAAATAATGACTAGAGCAACAGCAGACGATGTTACCACACGATTTCGAATAGGAATTGTTGGCCATGGATTTGTTGGTCAGGCAGTCGAGTATGCGTTTATGCATCCGCTTGTCGACTTCAACTACTATGACCCCAAATATGAAACTACCCTTGATACTCTGACAGACGCACCAGCAGATATTCATCCTAAGTGTTTCTTTATATGTGCGCCCACACCATCCGCAGATGACGGTTCGGTAGATTCTTCTATCGTAGAAGCTTCGGTGCTTAAATGTCTTAACTATACTGATGCTCTTGTCGTAGTTAAATCTACAATCACCCCCGAATCTATTGACCGTCTTTACTCTGGTATGAGTAGAGAACAGATCGATCGTTTCGTTTATAACCCTGAGTTCTTGACAGAGAAGAATGCTAAGGCAGACTTTGTCGGTGCTAAGTTTCATGTTATAGGTGGTATGCCGGTAGCCGCACGAGAACTTATTGATGTGTATGAGATCTTTGGTGCATGCGAGACTAACGACTATCACCGTATGACCGCATACGAAGCATCCTTTGTTAAATATACTATTAACTCATACCTGTCTACTAAGATCACATTCTTTAATCAGTTGTATGATCTGGTCAACATGTATGGTTGCAACTACAATACTATTGTTCGTGCAGTAGGTAAAGACGATAGAGTTGGTGTAGGTCACACCCGTGTGCCTGGCTTTGACGGTAAACGAGGATTCGGTGGTGCATGTCTACCCAAAGACACAAGAGCATTCTTAGACTTTTCAACACATGAGTTTGCTGATGGAACTACAACTAGTTTCGATTTGTTAGAGAAAGTACTTGACATCAATAGTACTTATCGTGTACAATACACCCTTGATGAAAGAGAAAAAGTTAATAACATTACATTCGTAAATTTTGGAGGAAAAAATGTCAATAATGGACAAACTAAAGAAGAACTCGAAGATCAAAGAGACAGCGATCTTATCGACGAGTAAATTCTTCACAGAAAAAGAGATGGTACCGACTGATGTTCCGATGGTGAACGTCGCGTTATCTGGTTCTGTAGATGGTGGTATCTCGCCAGGCCTTACAGTTCTTGCAGGGCCATCTAAACACTTTAAGACATCTTTTGCATTATTGATGGCAGGCGCATACCTTGAAGCCAAACCCGACGCAGTGATGTTGTTCTATGATTCCGAGTTTGGATCACCTCAGTCATACTTCGCACAGTTCGGTATCGATACTAGTAGAGTGTTGCATACACCTATAGCAAATGTCGAAGAGTTGAAGTTTGACTTGATCAGTCAACTAGAGAACCTAGACCGCAAAGACGATGTTATTATCGTTATCGATTCTATTGGTAACCTTGCGTCTAAGAAAGAACTTGACGATGCACTGAGCGAGAAAGGTGTTGCCGACATGTCACGTGCGAAGGCACTGAAAGGTCTGTTCCGTATGTCAACTCCGTATCTGGCGATGAAGAATATTCCGATGCTTGCAATCAATCACACTTATAAAGAGATTGGCTTGTTTCCGAAAGATGTAGTTAGTGGTGGTACTGGTATCTATTACTCTGCCGACAATATCTGGATTATCGGTCGTCGACAGAATAAGACTGGTACCGAAGTGACTGGTTATGATTTTGTTATCAAGGTCGAGAAGTCTCGGTTTGTTAAAGAGCAGTCTAAGATTCCAATCTCGGTATCTTGGGATGGTGGTGTTGAGAAGAACTCTGGTCTCCTCGAAGTTGCATTGGCTGGTGGTTATGTTATCAAACCAAGTAATGGTTGGTACTCTCGTTGTCACGGTACTGAAGCAGAAGATAAGAAGTTCCGTACTAAGGATACTTTGACCAATGAGTTCTGGGCACCTATTTTCGAAACAAGTGACTTTGCTACATTCCTACAGAAGACTTACCAGATAGGATACAAGAGCGAAATCAACCCTGAATTGATTCTAGAGGAAATAGTATAATGAAACCCTTAGATCTAGATAAACCTTCGGAAAACATCGACTACAAATTAATACCTACTGTAGTCGATGGTAAGGACGCATGGAATGTTGATCTTCTTCGCTCTCCTTTTGGAGACGTAACAATCCGTTTTGAAAATGTACGAATTAATGGCGAGGAGCAAAATATAAGTTTTAGCTTCGAAGTGGTTGACACAGACGACACAAGCGTGTATAATAGTGATCATGTTGCATTGCAAGAGTTCGCCAGTGAAGTGTTAGGGGACATCCTAGACGCAGCGATAGACACTGGCTCATTATACAAAAAGGATACACATGACGGACATCAACCTACAGCAGACGATTCTACGGAATCTACTGACTAACGATCCCTACATGAGGAAGGTCGCCCCCTTCCTCTCACCTGAATACTTTGAGGGTACTTACAAAAGTATCTTCAAAGAGTTCACCGCCTATATCGCGAAATACAATAACCTCCCTTCCAAAGAAGCACTCAAGATTGAGATTGATTCTGAGGATAGAATGTCGGATGAGCACTATCGTCACACTATGGATATTCTACCGGATATCTTCAAGTATGCCGAAGAAGACATGGACTGGTTGACTGAACGTACTGAGAAGTGGTGTCAAGACCGTGCAGTATTCAATGCAGTGATGGAGTCAATCTCTATCATCGATGGTAAACACCAAGAATTATCTAAGAATGCAATCCCCGAAGTATTGTCGAAGGCCCTATCGGTATCCTTTGATACTAACATTGGTCATGATTATCTAGAGAGTGTTGACGAGCGGTGGGATTTCTATCACACTGATGAAGAACGTCTTCCTTGGGATTTGGATTACTTCAACCGTATTACTAAGGGTGGTCTTCCTAATAAGACGCTTACCGTCGCACTTGCTGGTACTGGTGTTGGTAAATCTCTGTTTATGTGTCATGCCTCAGCGGCCGCACTTACTCAAGGAAAGAATGTATTGTATATTACGATGGAGATGTCCGAAGAACGTATCGCAGAAAGAATCGATGCTAACTTACTGAATGTCCCTATCGACCAGTTAGGAAATCTCAGCAAAGATATGTTCACAGATCGTGTTAAGGGTATTGCTGATAAGACTAATGGTAAGTTGATCATTAAAGAATACCCGACTGGTGCGGCAAACGCGTCTCACTTCCGTGCTTTACTTAACGAGTTGAAACTAAAGAAGAAGTTCACAGCGGACATAATCTTTATCGATTACCTAAACATATGTTCGTCTGCTCGTATGAAAGCCATGGGTGGGTCTATCAACTCATATACATATATTAAGTCTATTGCTGAAGAATTGCGTGGACTTGCTGTAGAGTTCAATGTTCCGGTTGTATCTGCCACCCAGACTACTCGCTCTGGATACTCTAACGACGATGTTGGTCTAGAGGATACCTCTGAATCGTTTGGACTGCCAGCGACAACTGACTTGATGTTTGCACTCATTAGTAATGATGAACTAACTGCTAATGGACAGATATTAGTCAAACAATTGAAGAACCGATACGGTGATCCCAATGCCCACCAGAGATTTGTGGTAGGTATTGACCGTAGTAAGATGAGGTTGTTTGATGTGGATCAAAACGATTCACCACTAAATAAAGAAGTAGATCATGGCCCAGTTTTTGATAACTCTAACTCAGGCCAACGAATTTCCGCAGAGAAGTTTGAAGGTTTTACTTTATAAGGAATCTATAATGGATCCACTCACACATACCATATTTGTATTATGTCTTATGTTTGTTGCTAATATAATAGGTAAAAAAATGGGAAGACAGGAAGGAATTTCCGCAGCGGTTACCTACCTGATAGAAATGGGAGCAGTCAGTGACGATGCTTTGAAACGTGCTAATGAAAAATATGAGGAAGGCGATTACTAGTCATGAGTGAAGTTGTAATTCGTAATAAAGAAATTTTGAGTGTCCTGAATGGATTTTCTGATGAGATGTTGTCTAAACCATCTTATAACGATGAGAAGTACTGGACGTATCATGAGCGCAGTGATATCACTAAAGGCGACTACTACACTTCTCGTTTATACTTAGACGATTGTCTCTCCAGATATCCTGAACTAGTAGGGCCGCCTGACAGATACTTTGCACAACCTATATCTAAAATGGTTCGTGCGGATAAGGAAATGTGGGGTGCGTTTATGCAGAAGGTCAAATACGACTTCGCTGCAGACATTGGTGCACACACATCCGCATTACTTTCATACTATCCGCCAGGCGGTTTTGTTGGTTGGCATAACAATTATGATGCGAGTGCGTATCAAGTATTGTTTACGTGGTCAGAAACCGGAGAAGGGTATTTCGAATACTACGATAAGAAGACTGATCAAATTACTCGTATCCATGATGTGCCTGGCTGGCAATGCAGACACTATTACTTTGGTTCGAGAGAAGAAGAAGATTTACATTTTTGGCATGCTGCTTATGCAGGGTGTCAGAGAATCACACTAGCCTACAAGTTTGTTAATGGTGGCAATGTGAACAACCCCGAAGATGCGCAAGCGAGAGCAATGCGTGATATGTTAATTGATGATATAGAGAGTGAATAATGAAGACTAATGATGTAGTAACAGTAGTGACAGTGAGCGGTGAGTATGTTGGGAGGTTAGATAACTTTAGTGCCGATGGTACGGTAACTCTAAAAGACCCACGTATGTTGATTACTGGTGAACAGGGTATTGGTTTTGCTCGTGGTGTATGTATGACCAGTGAAGAAAATCCTGATACTGTTTTGTTTCAGCAGTATGTATTATGTACTAAGACGAACCAAGCATTTTCTGATGCGTGGACTGAAGCAACTAGTGGAATAAACTTGGTGGTGTCATAATGATTGGGCCGGATAAAGAAAAAGTCGCAGCTGCGGTACGAGAGATGTCAGATAGCATGTTACGTATCGACGCAGAGAAAGAACTGATGAAAGACATCGTTGATGTTACTGCTGAGAAGTACGAGATTGATAAAAAACAATTCCGTAAGATCGCTAACATATTTCATAAACGAAACCTAGAAGAGGCTCGCACTGAGACGAACGAGGTTTTTGAACTTTACGAAGAGTTGTTTAAATAATGTTATTAACTGCTGGATGTAGTTTTGTATGGGGGGATGAGTTAGAAGGATTTGACCAAGATCCCCCTACTCACTGGGGACGGACTTTCACTTCAATACTTGCTAGGAAACTAGGTATTGACTATGTGAACCGTGGTATATGTGGTGCCTGTAACGATAAGATCTTTAGGGAAGTTACAGACTTCCTTCATAATGATGACAATCGAGGTAAGGTGACTCATCTAGTAGTTATGTGGTCTGCATGGCAACGTGCAGAGATCGTAGAGTATATGCCACCGGATCGTGAAGTTAAGATTGGTAGACAGAACGATGTCACACAGTACTCAGAATTGCGTACTGATTTAATATACTGCCAGAAAAAAAGAGCTAGTATGAAAAAGTGGTATGGTACTGCATATGATTCTAAGACAGATATCATGCACACTCTCAGTATGATGAAGGCACTTGAGGTCATATGTGATGCAGTTGGGATAAAATTAATCCAAGGTGTTTTCCATACAAGAAACTGGTCTAATATCATGGCCATCTTGACAGACGCGCCCGGATTTAAAGATACTGCTCCATTGTTAGATAAAGATCTTATAGCCTCTATACCGGAGTATAGTAAATGGGTAAAAGATTCTATTGGTAGTTTAAAAGACACTAGTCGAGTTGGGATGGGTAAGGGTATAGATCTATACAGTCTTTGTCAGGAACTGGATGATATGAAACCACACGGACATCCGGGCGAAAAGACCCAAGTAGTGTTTGCGAACGAATTACTTGAGTCTTTCATTAAGTCGAGTCAACAAAACGTATAAATATAACAGTATAATATAACTTTGGAGTAATGTAATGAGCGATAACGTAATTTTAGTAGGTATCATTTTAGTCATAGTAGCATTTATTGTTATTAGTAAAAAATCTAGCACTGGGTCAACTGGTAAAAGTACTACCCCAGTAAAGCCATCAACGCCTGTGGTAGATCGCCACGCTGAAAGCATTGCTGTGCAAAGGGGTATGTTTTCTAAAATGACTGTTGCTCAATTAAAAGTATATGTTAAAGAAAACAAATCAAAATTGGGAGAATCAACGGGGCGTATGCCAACTAAGAAGGCTGAACTCATTGAAGCTGCTATGCAAATATTTCAATCATGGACTAATGAAAAGTGAAAACTTTTAAAACCTTCCTGAACGAAGGGGTCAACGACCCTGCAATCTTCAAAGCAGTCTTTCTTGCAGGCGGGCCTGGATCAGGTAAGTCTTTCATAGTCGGTAAGACTGGACTAACCTCTATGGGTTATAGAGTAAGTAATTCTGACGATGCGTTCGAAGCAGGACTAAAGAAAGCAGGACTAGAAATGAGTCCTGAGAATATCTTTTCTATTAAAGGTCAAGAACTTCGAGGTAAGGCTACTGCAATAACTAAAACTAGACTGGAGATGTATATTAAAGGTCGGTTAGGATTAGTCATCGACGGTACTGGTAAGAATCTTGAAAAGATGAAGACCCAAGCAAAAGACCTTAAAAAGATTGGATATGATGTTGCGATGATATTCGTCAACACTGACCTAGAAACTGCTATGGCTAGAAATCGCGCAAGAGCGAGAAAACTACCTGATGATATGGTCAAAGAATATTGGCAAGAGATCCAAAACAACATAGGTGCATTCCAGACCTTGTTCGGTAAGAAGAACTTTCTAGTTGTCGATAACTCAGATGGTAAAGACTGGACTGCCGAAACTCTTCGTGCATACAAAGACGTAACAAAATTTACTCAGTCTCCGGTAACTAATGCCAAGTCTAAGAAGTGGATTGCCGCAGAAAAGAAAAATAAAACTCGCTAAGAAATTATTGACAAGGGAAGTTCATTGTAGTATAATGACACTCTAACACAGAGGAACTACAATGAACTACCAGTCGAATCTCGCTAAAGAATATGCTCTCCTACTATCTAAGGTAGGTGACAATCCCACCCCCAAACAACAAAAGAAATTAGATAAACTTCTAAAACTTTTGCGAAAAACTGTTTGACATCTTCCCCCAATAAGTGTATAATAGCTCTTTAATCTTAGGAGAACTTTATGGTGCGTTTATATATCTCGATTTCTATGCTTGCCTTTTTAGGTTACATTACTTTTGTTCATGCAGAAACCCCTAATATCCAAGACGAAAGAGAACTTGAATGTCTCGCAATGAATATATACCATGAGGCAAGAAGCGAAAGTCTTGCCGGTCAGTATTCAGTTGCAGACGTTACTCTAAATAGAGTACAGGATAGACGATACCCATCAACGATATGTGGTGTTGTAAAGCAAGCGGTATATAGTCAGTGGGGCCTCGATAGAGGTCTAGAAATACCAAGGAAGAATAAGTGCCAGTTTAGTTGGTATTGTGACGGTCTCTCTGATGAACCGTTAGAAACATACTCTTGGTTACGTGCAAAAGATATTGCACATGACATGATGTACTATACTAAGCATAATGGTTTAACAGAAGGATCTACGCATTACCATGCTGACTATGTAAATCCAACGTGGAGTTACCACGAAAAGATGAGACTTATAGGTAGGATTGGTGATCACATTTTCTATAAAGAGGAATACTAATGACAATCGATTATGCAGAACTTCCAACAGGTTTATTCTCGGAAGACACGGACGTAGATAATGCATATATATTATACGATCACACAGGCGGATTAATCTGTGTGTACGGTGACGCAGAACGGGCAATAGATCGTGCCGCAGAAGAGATCACCAAAGATTACCAGTATGATACTGTACATGTTGATGTGTTCGATTGGGCAATCATGGTACGAAGTTCTATTGGAGAAATTACCATTTTAATTGAAAAGATCTATTGACAGACCAGATCCTTTTTGTTATAATAGCCGAACAATGTCCCATTCGTCTAGTGGCCTAGGACACCGCCCTTTCACGGCGGCAACAGGGGTTCGACTCCCCTATGGGATGCCATATTATTAATTGAGAGAGTTATCGTTATGCCTATAAAGTACAAAGAAGATTCAGAAGTTAAAGACCGCACAACCGGAAAGGTTAAGGTCACAAGATATTATATGCACGCCCTTCCTACTCCTAGTCTTTTAGAAGAGTTTGGAAGATGTAGTATGCCCAAGATTAAAGTTAAATTTCGTAATGAACTAGTGAAACGTGGGTTTTCAAATCAAGACATATTATCTCTACAGGCCTCTTGACAGACAGTGTCGTTTGTAGTATAATATAGTCTTAGTAAGTAATTCCGAAGTAGCTCAGCGGTAGAGCAGTTGACTGTTAATCAATTGGTCGTTGGTTCGATCCCAACCTTCGGAGCCAGAATGCGAGTGTGGTGGAATTGGTAGACACGCTAGATTTAGGTTCTAGTGTCGCAAGACGTGGAGGTTCAAGTCCTCTCACTCGTACCAATAAATGAAATAGTGAGTCGTAATGAATAAGCCTGTAAGTAAACCTGACAATAAATGGTACCCTGATAATCTTGACTGGTATGTGAAATGGGCTGCGACTGTTTGCATCCTCACTGCTGTAATGTTTCGACAAGCAGGGCCTGATTGGAGATTGTACGATCTTGCCGTAGGATTTGTTGGTACAGGACTTTGGGCGTGGGTGTCAGTGATGTGGGAAGACCGTGCACTGATTATACTAAACTCCGTTATGATGGTAATGCTGGGATCAGCACTTTTGAGAGAATTTTTATGAGTAAATTAATATACGCACACACTCCACCTTTTGATGGAGAAACCTACCCAGTCGATTCCGCTCCATATGAACATAGGATGCCTGTTCCTGATACAGATGTCTTTGAAAGCTTTAACCAAGTTGGTTTACGTGATACAGATGACTTTGTATTCAGTCACTATAAGGATATTGATCGCACCGCAGGGATTACAATGAAATCTGCCGCAGATATCGGTACTATAGATTACAAATTTAACGAAGGTAAACTTATAGAAGAGTTTAAGAATTACATTGACTCGACGTACAACGCACACTATTGCACTTCTGGTATTCAATCCAGTGAAGTCATTATTGATCGCGGGCATGGTATGGGTTTCTTTCTAGGTAATGTGGATAAGTATAATGCACGTTATGGAAACAAGGGTGATGTATCAGATCACCGAAAGGATCTTGTGAAGGTGTTGCATTATGCTCTATTAGCATTACACACACATGATTTGGAGAATACGTAAAGAACGAGTCTGGTAACTCAGACTAGTAGTATGTTGTTCCTTCTACGATGAGAATGAGGATTAGTTACCTCAAATAGGAACACGACACCAAGTAGGTCGGTAGCTGGTACCGTTAGTCAGAAGCGCTGGAGACCGTGCGAGTTAATAGTTATAAAGATAGGCTATCTTTAGCTAAGGTCAAAGAAGGGGTTTGTGGCACCAGATAAATTTTATATAAATATAGATTCATACACCAGAGGAGAGAATCATGGAATTCTTAATCGTAGGACTCGTAGTTGCTGTATTTGTGTACTTAACTTTCTTTAGGAAAGGCAAGAAGTATAGCGGCACAGGCACTAAGCCAAATAACAATCCGTCAAAAAATACACAACAGAAGTAATCAATAGTCTTCTTCTGTTAGCCAAATCTACATTTAAGTTGGAACTATATATAGCTCCACCCACCAACTTAAAGGAAGATATGGAACTTTTAGATATCTTGATTGTTGGAGCGGTTACTTTGCTTATTGTATATTTCGCTCTATTTCATGAAGAAGATTAGATAAATCATAGTCTCGGAAGGACTTTAAACTTGCACTGGTCGTTACGCCCGTCACCTAAGTAAGTGAAAAACTGCTTATTATTACTCGGAGATTAGCACAGTTTGGTAGTGCGCTGCATTTGGGGTGCAGAGGTCGTAGGTTCAAATCCTCCATCTCCGACCACTTTTTTGGGAAACGACATGACAATTAAAAACGCCTTTATAATGATCGCTCTGATCGTAGCATCTTTTGCATCTGCACAGAGTTTTAAATTCGCCAAGGATGATCATAAATTTTTAGTAAAGGAAATCGAAAACCTAACACCTATCGTAGAATTCATCTTATTAGAAACTGATGAAGAGTATGATGCTGCACGTAAAGAATTCATAGGACACGGTTGGAACAAAGTAAGTGCATTCACCCGATGGAATGAAACCGAAGGTACGTGTAAGATATATATTAAAGATCCATTGTGGAAGTACGAACCAGAACTTATAGGACATGAAGTTGCTCATTGTATATGGGGACGGTTCCATAAAGGTAGTAAAGGATTACGTAAGAATTAAGGATCTGATTCTCCTTTTCAAATAACTGAATCAGTGGTGCACCCTTTGCCAGAGAGTCTTGTTTCTCTCTTTAATCAATAAGCAAGTGGTACCAGTGATAAGAGGTAATGTTGGGGTGTCGCCAAGTGGTTAAGGCCTCGGGTTTTGATCCCGATATCGGAGGTTCGAATCCTCCCACCCCAGCCAATATAATTTTCAAAAGACTTGACAGTCGTATAAGTAAGTGTTACAATAGCTGTATTAAATGGAGAGTTGGCAGAGTGGTCGAATGCACCTGACTTGAAATCAGACGAACCGCAAGGTTCCGTAGGTTCGAATCCTACACTCTCCGCCATTTACAAAGAGATCCTATATCATGAAGTACAAAGTACTACTATTATCATCATCTATTTTCCTAGCATCGTGTGGTGGAGGATCTGCTAGTTCCCCTGAACCGATTGCAGTTATTCCCCCAGCACCTACTCCTCTTGAGATATCTATTGGTGAGTTAAGGGATATAATGAACGTGACCTCTCCTACAGGTTCGTACGAAGGATACATTCTCCCAGAAAGTGATGACTTCTTCAACATCCCCCAAGATCCTAGCAACCCTGTTACTTCTGAGAAAGTAGAGTTAGGTAAGTTACTTTATCATGAAACTGGTATGTCCTCGTCTGAGACTAGCAAGACCGATATGGTCGACACGTGGTCTTGTGCATCATGTCACAACGGCCAGAACGGATTCAAGTCTGGTATTCGCCAAGGTATTGGTGAAGGCGGTGTCGGTTTTGATCACCGTACTTTTGCAGAAGGTATGGAAGAACTTGCAGACATACAACCACTAACATCTCCTACTGTATTGAATAGTGCATATCAAGAAGTGATGTTATGGAACGGTCAGTTTGGTAATGTGATGGGCGGTATAGTGAATGTGGGTATTGACCCTGAACGTCACTTCACCGAAGGTACTCCGAAGGAAGCAAACCTACGACAGTTGTCTGGTCTTGAAACACAAGCAGTTGCCGGTCTAGGTGTTCACCGAATGGATGTTACTAGTGATGAATCTATACTCAGTAACAACGAAACCTATCAGATGATGTTTGAGGCTGCATACGGAACTTCACGACCGACCGATATGTTAGAGGCAGCATCCTTTGCGATTGCCGCATACGAAAGAACTATCCTTGCAAACCGTGCACCATTCCAAACGTTCCTACGTGGAGATGAGACTGCACTGTCTATAGAGGAAGTAGAAGGTGCAAAAGTATTCTTCGGTAAAGGTAACTGTGCTGGTTGTCATAATGGCCCTGCACTATCATCCCCTGTAGGTTCTATGGCACAAGAAGTGTTTATGACCCTTGGTTTCCATGACTTGGATATGTGGGAAGAGACTGTCGGTGAAGTTAAGCAAGCGGTAAAAGAAGGTCGTGCTGGATTTACTGGTGACAGTATGGAAAAGTTCGCGTTCAAAGTACCACCACTTTACAATCTTATAGATACTACTGTATTTGGTCATGGTGGTTCGTTCACCAGTGTTGAAGATGTGGTAAGATATAAAGTTGCCGCAGTCCCACAACATCCACAAGTTGAAACGACTGATGTGGACTACCGTTTTGTTCCATTAGATTTGAGTGAAGAAGATATCTCAAACTTGATTGCATTCTTAGAGCAGAGTTTGTATGATCCAGATTTGATGAGATATGTACCAGACACATTGCCTAGTGGTAACTGTGTAACCAACAATGACCAGCAGTCACAAGACGACTTAGGATGTACTGACAATGGATTATAATACCAAAAATATCGAAGTGATGACTAGTACCAAGCAGGGTATGCTTGACCGACTAAGACGTAAGAATTCTAGGAGAGTTGAGTATCTCGACGTTCGAATAGAACAGTTGACTATAGAACGAGACAATCCGAATAATTCGGAAGCAGATTCTAAGTGGTATAACAGAATCATCCAAGAACTCAATTGGGTAAAGCAGCAAACACAGGTGTAACGATGGCAACAAAGAACGATATTACTGGGGATGCTATACGCTCCAAGTCGTTATCAAAACAAGGACGTGATAACTGGGACAACATCTTCGGTAAGAAGAACACGGAAGAAGCGCCTACAGAAGTAAAGATAAACAAGGTTATAAATAAAGATAATCTGACACTAACACGAGAAGATTTCATAGAGTAATTTCTAATGTTTTATGTTTTATCTAGCCACAATATTTATGCACTAAGACGGCAATTTAACACACTGTCAAAAAACAATACTACGGTAATTATAAACACATTAAACAATAGGTTTCGAGAACAAGCAGAATCTTATTGTAAAGAAGAAGATCTTCGATACTTTATAACGGAGAGTGATGGTACAGCCGCTACTGGTAAGAACAGTTTCTTAGACCAGTTTGACAAAGACGATGTGCCACATGCAGTATTGGTTGATGGAGACGACTATCTAACACCAAGAGGTGTTCACTGTTATCAAAGAATGATGGGGAAAAAAGATAGTCCGGATGCTTTGATACTAGTTAATCAGGTATCCCTTATGTCACCTGATGATCAAAGCGCAGAAAGAACGCAATGTGAAAAAAGGCCACATGAAGATATAACCCATATGCCTAGGCATTATTGCCAAGGTTCTGCTGTATTAGATTGGGATTTACTCGTAAATGGTGATTTGATAGCAGACAATGTCCCAGACGCAACCGAAGCTGATGTTGATATGTTTAGAAAATATATAACTCTACTCAGAAGTGGAATGGGAATGGATGAGTTAAGCACTCGACTAGTTTTTATGTCGAGAAAGGTAATACCTTACAGATTTAAAGATTTAGTTGTTGGAGAGGACACCCTTCAATACTTAGAAGTAAAGGATGCCTTTGAACGAGGCGAACTAGTGATGGTCGCTCATAAAGAGTCTAAAGAACCTACCTACATATATGATTTACGAATATCAGGTATCGCAGTAAAGGAAAGTGGTAGTATCCGAGGAAGAGGGCGTTTAACTTGGATGGCAAGACTACTAAAAGAATTAGAAAATTTACATGGGAAGAACAAGTTACATAACACAAGAGTTCCCATAACGGAGTTATAAATAAAGATACTCTGATTAAAAGAAATTGGGGCCTTAGCTCAGATGGGAGAGCGTCGCCCTTGCACGGCGAAGGTCAACGGTTCGATCCCGTTAGGCTCCACCAATTTCCCCACTGTACGGGGCTCGGTACTACAGAGATGAACGTTGTGCTTTTAATAGCGCACTAACTTGGTAACTGCGATCTCTCAAACGTGCGTGTTATTAATACCACGGCAGTCGGGAAACCACAATCCCAACAAGTTAAGGTTCATCAATCATAAAGTACCATTAAGAGCCCCGTACTCGTGGGGATCCTTACGTGACTAATAAAGTGAAATGAGTCACCCATCGCCCTTGACAAATCTGTCCAAATCCTTTATAATGTAGTATATTAAATTGAATTGGATTATATTATGTTTACACACGTTCCTGTCGAACTTCAAGAAATGACCGCTGTTACTACACAGTTCGGTCGACAATACGAAACTCCCGAAGGTGTCAACCTTCCCTCTATCACTACCGTACTTTCTGTACTATCTCGTGATTCTATTGCGAAATGGAAAGCTCGTGTCGGTGAGAAAGAAGCAAATCGAATTTCTTATCGCGCCTCTACGCGTGGTACTGCTGTTCACGAAATCTGTGAGAAGTACGTAGACAATGATCTTGACTATGACAAGTATCTGGCCATGAACATCGATACTGGTGAACAGACGTTGACTAAACGTACCCCTGATCTTATAGAATCTTTCTTGAAAATCAAACCTATCCTTGACGAACGCTTGACTATTGTTCATGCGCAAGAGGCACCTCTATACTCTAATCACTTAGGTGTTGCCGGTCGTGTGGATTGCGTCGGTGTCTTCGATGGTAAGTTGTCTATCATTGACTACAAGACTTCTATGAAACCTAAACGTCTTGACTGGATCAAGAATTACTTCATGCAAGAGTCTGGTTATGCAATCATGTGGGAAGAACGCACAGGAATGCCTATCACTCAGTTGGTCACAATCATCTCTGTAGACAATAATGAACCACAAGTATTTGTTGAACACCGCGACAATTGGGTTCGACCACTCCGTGAGACTATTGCTCAATATAATGCCGAAAATAGTGCTAATGCTCTTGACATATAAATAGTATCTGTTATACTCTATAAACAAACTTGAGTTAAATAACGAAGGAATTTTTATGGCAGCTTTATCTTACAAAGAAATTACCAAGGAGAACAAGGAGTATCGTTCTGAGCTTCTTGTCGAAAAGGTTTTTTCTAGAAACGGCAAGTCTAATAATTTTGTTATTGAAGGAGAAGGTGTTCTGGTCGCAGAATATATTAAGATAAACGACAAGAAGATCTCTTCTGGAGATACCCATGATATAGTGGGTATGATATTTGCTCTGAAACTTTTACCCGTTTCCCAAAGAAAGATTTTAGTATGCGGTAAATTTCAAGGGCAGTCTGCGAATAAATCGTTTCTTATATCCAAATTAGAGAAGACCGAAGAATTTGGTGGTCAACCTGCCGGCGGTACCAGAGTAAACAAAGGTATTAAATTCGAACACGACTTCGTTGATGTTCTAAACGAACAACTTTCGGGTACTATGAGTAGTAAGACGTATTCGAAAGAAGTAGACTACATTCTCAAAGCTTGTGCTAAAAAGGAGAGATCTCCGGTAGTAAAGATATTGGCGGAAGGTGGACAGAACCAAAGTCGTCCTATCGCAGTACAGGGTGGTAAGTTATATATTGCACCTAATGACCATAAAGCACATGGTGAGAAGTTGACTGATATTACTCTAGTTCACGCCAACAACAAAAAATCATATCTATCTTTGAAGTTCTCAAGTACTCTCACTTTCATGAATGCTGGTGTTGGAATGATCTTCACTCAGAGAGACATGTTAAATAATGAAGTCACTACTCCAATCGGTAAGCAGATAATAGAGACGTTTGGGTTGGACGAAACTATGTTTTGTGAGGTGTTCACGCAGTATGGAAAACAAAAGTTTCCTTCTGTAAAAACCTCTATGAACAACACCAAGTTAAAGAATTTCCTTCAAACATGTATCGGCTCTGGTTATTGGATGGTTCATGGTATGGAAGGTGGAAAGGTTTACTTCTGGGAAATGTCTTCTGCGAAAAATCCGCAGTATTCTACTATCACGGGTGATGTTGAGATTCAATACGGTGGTGCTTCAGGCAAAGGTAAACGTATTGATATCGTGTTCAGCAATCAATATTTTGACTTTAAGATAAACATTAGAAATAAACAGGGGGGTTTGTATCCTTCACACATAATGTGCGACTATAAGAGCAAACCAGCAACAGGAAAAGTGTTACTATGAATACGTTTCAACAGTTCATCACAGAGAACAAAAATACTCACATGACTCACATTGAGGACAAGGTTCTCTATGGTGGTGTTGATGGTACTCGACAGTCTATTAATGCTCTACGTGATCTACGAGATCTACTTGCTGGCCATGGTGCTGGTAAGGTCTCTGTTAAGTGGGACGGTGCTCCTGCTGTATTCTGTGGAACAGATCCAAGTGATGGTAAGTTCTTTGTTGCTAAGAAAGGTATATTCAATAAGAATCCAATGGTATACAAGACTGATGCTGACATCGATGCTGATACATCTGGTGACCTAAATGCGAAGTTAAAGGAAGCATTACTATATCTTCCTGCCTTAGGAATCGTCGGTGTTATTCAGGGAGACTTCCTGTTCGGTAAAGGCGATGTGTCTACTAAGACTATCGAAGGACAGAAGTATACAGTATTCCACCCAAACACTATTGCATATGCAGTACCATATGATCAAGCAAAATCTGTACGAGATGCTAAGATCGGTATCGTGTGGCACACTACGTACAAAGGTGCTACTTTCGAATCTATGACAGCATCATACGGAGTAGATGTTTCTAAACTAACGAAGTCTAAACACGTATGGTCTCAGGATGCGATGTTGCGAGATGCTACTAAAGCGACAATGTCAGACAAGGACACCGTTGAAGTTAATGCACGTTTGACTGAGATCGGCCGTCTATTCAAGCAGACCTCTGCAAAAACTCTAAAGACCTTAGAGGCAAGTCCGAAGTTAGCACAGGCAATAGAAACCTACAACAATTCGTTCGTTCGTGCCGGTGCATTGTTACCTGACTCAAAAAGACATGTTAGCGGATTGATAAGTAATAGACAAGCTTACTATAAAAAGGAGATAGACAGTAAGAAGTCTGAACGTGGTAAGGAGACGTGGAGACAGAAATATGCAGATGAAATGGAGTTTTTCTCTGCAAAAAACCGTGCTAACCTAGTTAAAATGTTCGAATTACAGAAATTGATAGTTTTGGTCAAATTAAAACTTATAAATAGTTTAGACAAACTAAAGACAATTGATACTTTCGTTAAAACTTCTAAAGGTTACAAAGTGACTGGTGAAGAAGGTTATGTAGCAATTGACACACTTGGTGGTGATGCGGTGAAACTTGTTGATCGTATGGAATTCTCATACAACAACTTTTCATCCGATATATTAAAGGGCTGGGATTCAGCTCGTAAATAATGGGATAAACCAAAAAAGGAATAGATGACTATGATGTCATTTAAAGATATGGTAAATGAAGTACTCGACGTAGCACAACGTCGAAAACTTGCACAGCGAATGAAAAGAAATAAATCCAGAATTGCAATCGCACGTAAACGTAGCGAAAAGAAAATTGCTAACATGGATACCCTCAAGAAACGTGCACGTCGTCAAGCACGTAATGCAATGGTCGCTAAGATCACTAAGGGTAAAGGTAAAGCGGATATGTCTATCGCTCGTAAGAAAGACATAGAAAAAAGGATGGAACGTCCTGCCGTACAATCACGTATAGATCGTCAGGCTAAGAAACTTGTAAAGGTTGTTCGTAAGCAAGAAATCGAACGCAAAAGAAATAGGTCTAAAGGCGATAAAAAGTGATTAAGAATTTTAGTCAATACCTTGTCGAAGAAGAACGAGAAGTTTACTTTACGTTTGGTCGTATGAATCCTCCTACGATTGGCCATGGCAAGGTGATGGATGCGTTAGCAATAAAGTCTGGGAAATCAGACTATAAAGTATTTGTGTCACAGTCACAAGACGCGAAGAAGAATCCTTTAGCATACGCAGATAAAATCAAGCACACAAGAAAAATGTTTCCGAAACACGCACGGAATATCATGGTGGATAAGTCTGTTAAAACAGCTATCAACGCCATGGTCGTACTATATGACCAAGGTTACAAATCCGTAACACTGGTTGTTGGAGACGACAGAATTACAGAATTCGATGTACTATTAAATAAGTATAATGGTACTAAAGCAAGACATGGTTTTTATAATTTTAAAAATATCAAGATAGTATCTGCCGGTAAGAGAGATCCAGATTCTACTGGTGTCGAAGGCATGTCTGCTTCCAAACAAAGAGAGAACGCATCTAGTGATGATTTCGTTTCTTTCTCGCAAGGTGTTCCTAAGTCAATGTCAGATCCAGACACACGTAAGTTATTTAACGACGTGCGTAAGGGTATGGGGCTAAAAGAAGCAAATGGATTCCGTAATCACCTAGAACTAGAGACAGTATCCGAAACACGAGAGAAGTTCGTGCAAGGAGAATTGTTCGAGGTAGGCGATATAGTAGTAATCAAAGAAAGTGAAGAGGTTGCTACTATATCCGTCCTAGGTGCAAACTACGTCATCGTTGAAACTAGCGATGGTAAGAAGATGCGTAAATGGTTAGAGTCTGTGGAGTTGATCTCCGAAGACGTTGACCAGAAGCAACTTAATGATTTAGAGAAGTTCGGTGATCGTCTATTGAAGAAGTTCAATATTGACATTGAGTTTACTCGACACTTCGCAGACCGTATGAACGATACACGTAATAGTCCTGCTATTAAGGTAACGGAACTTCAACGTCTGTTTAAGAAGATTGCAAAGAACAAGGGCAAAGGCATAAAAAAGCATGGGGATGCTGAGGCAGTATTGAAAGATATGCAGTCAGACCTAAATTTACCTGTCGTTGTAAACTATAAGGACGGTGAGTTCGAAATGGTTAACAAGACTATCATGCGTAAGAAGAACTTCAAAACTACTAGTCCGGTCGTGCAATACGAAGGACAGGATCCAGATATCAAGGATCGTGAAGGGACTCAACCATCACGTTATCACAAAGGATTGAAGAAATCTACCAAGGTAAAACGTGACGCACACTTCAAAGCAAAGAAAGACGGCCCTGCGCCAGGCGATGCAACTGCAAAGACCAAACCTTCCAAGTACACCAAGTCATTCAAGGACATGTACGACGAAGATTGTTGGGACGGTTACAAGCAAGTCGGTATGAAAAAGAAAGGTGGTAAGACAGTCCCGAATTGTGTTGCAGAAGAGAATAGTCAAGGTATTAACGAAGGGTTCATGGACACAGTAAAGTCTAAGACCATCAATAAAAAAGAATATCAACATGCTTTGTCTACTTTAAAGAAGCTTCTGACTCGTAAGAGTGATGAGAATAAAGGTAAACTAACTCATAGTACAGAGTATTATGCACAGAAGGTCGCCAAATCATATTCAGGTATGAGCACTAAAACACTGCATAGTATGTTAGGGAAATGGAAACCATGATTAATTTTAAGAAATACCTTGACGAAAAGAGATATGCCATGTATGATACAGTTGACTTGGATGAAAGTCCGGACGGTATCTCTGCAAAGGCAAAGAAGTCAGGTATATCTACAGATACACTAAATACTGTGTATAAACGTGGAGTTGCTGCATGGAAGACTGGGCACCGTCCAGGCACAACCCCCCAGCAGTGGGGAATGGCGAGAGTCAACGCCTTTATAGTAAAGAAAAAGAAAGGTGGTCTCAACCACGACAAGGATTTAGCATAATCCGAAATACCTAAATAGCAATACAAAATTTAACTACTATTTTCAAAGGAAAACATAACAAATGGGTATCAAATTAAAAGCAGGAAGCAAATTTAGTGCGGGCATGAAACTCTCCATCTCAAACGCTGGCCCAGCGCCGGTGATGCCAGCTCCAGCATATGATTGGACTTCAGCAACACAGCCATTTAATCTATCGAATGGTGGTGGTGATTCAACAGGTGCCGTGGCAAGTAACAGCACTGGGTTTGCTCAAGGTCATATCTACGGGCCCAGCGAAGTAGTTATATATGATACTTCTGGTAATGTTGTTCATACCATAACTAGGCCAGACAATGCAGAACCGTACGGTTCCAGTGGGTTCGGGGGATATAGAGGGTTGCTTATGAACGAAACCCATATATTAATAGCATCCAAGAACTACGCGACCAATGATGGGTTCAGTGTTGGTAAAGCTTGGTTACATGATGTAACAACTGGTACATTATTACATTCATTCCTCCCTGCTGGTTATGCTCAAAACACTGGGGTAGACCTTGCATTCGGTTCCTGTATTGGATTGTCTGAACAGTATGCCGCAATTGGTATAGATGCATACGCCGACCAGCCAAAGATTCATCAATATGATGTTTCTACAGGATTACTAGTACGAGAAATTACACCACATGCGCCAGTAGGAACAAACCAACGTTGGGGACACGCTGTTGCTATATCGGACTCTTATGTCGCGGTTGGTGTGCCGAGCGGATCAAACCACGGGTACGTAGAAATATTTGACGCCTCAAACGGACAGTTCTTGAGAACTATCAATAATCCACAAGGAAGCAGCTTGGATTATTTCGGCACCACAGTGAAGATTTCTGGTGACTATATTTGCATTGCTACTCCTAACGAAGATAGTCCTACCTTTGGATATGACACTGGTGTAGTATACGTATTTAATATAACCGATGGTTCTTTACTACAAACTATTACTCCAACTATCGCCACAGGCAGCTTCGGTAGGGATATTTCTGTTTCAGGTAAATATCTTGCTATTAGTGACTACGCCCACGTCCCCGGCCGGACAACAGACTACGCCGGCCGTGCCTTTGTTTATGATATGACAGATGGTTCATTGTTATATACTGCAAATAATCCAACTCCAGTTGATTATGATTTCATGGGACAGTCTGTCTCGATTTCGGGCGGATCATTAATTACTGTTGCGAGGAATGATGGACAGAACCAAGCACATGTGTGGACAGCGCCGGCAGCGCCAGCGACTCAACTTCCATATGTTGCTCCGCCTAGTGCACCGAGTGCACCGAGCGCACCTACACCAAATAAAATCTTAATGTACTCTACGTCTAACGTGTGGAGCGCGACCTACAATACTATCCGTGGTGGTTTGGTGATGTCTGATGTTGACGGTAGTAACTCTATCACTTTACAAACACTAACACCACAGTCTAGTGCCGGTGGTGATGGTAAAGTTGTAAGTATCGCACGGTCAAATAGTGAAATTAGAATTTATGACCAAACTACTGGTCAGTTAGAACAGACCTTTAACGATGCGACAGTAGATTCCGCTATGGCAGCCCAAATTAACGACAGCGCTAGGAGTATCGCTATTGGAGCAGGAAAAATATTCATTAACGCTTCTGAATATTATCCAAATGGCCTTGGTGCGATTATCGTCGTAGATTTACTGGATCGTAATGTTCCTACATACGTTATTACTCCTGTAGTGTCAGGTACATACTCTCGAATCGGCACCGTTGGCGGCGGCGGACTTAGATTCCTTGAGGGTAGAATTTATGCCGGTTCAGAGCAGTGGGATGCCACTGCTAGAGGAATACATGGTTTTGATGTAGATGGATCCAATCAAACGTTTATCCCCACCAGTCACGGGCTGCAAAGCTTTGTTAAATTCGGTGACAACTGGGCAGCGAGTAGTGGAGATTACGGAGTAGAGATACTATCTTCAACTGGACAAGTCCTACACACTGCGAATGTTTCTGCCCAATATGGCTATTCCTTAGAAACTACTTTATCCGGAAAGTTGGTTGTTGTCGACCATACTCAGTTTAACAGCAAAGTTTATATATATGATGAAGGATTTACTAATCAGGTTGTTATTAGTGGTGATCAACAAGCGAACGATGATTTATGGGGTGATGGTACTGTAGTCAATCGTGCTGGTGTGGCAGTCTTCGGTAATGATATACTAGTATCAGCGAAAAATGCAGATGCTAACGGTCTAACTGACTGTGGAGCAGTATATCGTTACAACGACTCTGGAGTTCTACAGAATATAGTCTACGGAACTGTCAACCAGCAAAAGTTTGGTGAACGTATCGAAGTAGCTTACTAGAAATAAATAGGATACCTTATGAGCAAGACTAAGAAACCTCGTAACAAAAAGATGTCACAAGCCAAGAAGGAAAAGTTACAGTCTACTAGTTTTGAAAACAACCAATTTAGCACAATGGGGTCGCAAGGCCCCAAACTAAAGGCAACTAATACTAATACAACCGCAACGAAAATGATTCGGGGCGCATCAAGAGGAAGTTAAACGTGAAGAACTTTAGTGAGTTAAGAACTCTTAACGAAAGCAAGATTGTAGAAAAAAAGGATTCTCCAAAAGAGTTCGAAAAGAAGGTTGTCCAGACCGTGAGTATAATGAAGAAGTATGCCGCGAATAAAGGTAAGTCGGATGCTGTCTTGCGAAAAGGTGCTATCAAGTATCTTACTCAAAAACCACGTGGTGCCTCAGATGATTGGGACGAAGAAACTATGTACGAAGCTTCGGAAGCATGGGTTCTTGTTCAGAATCGTAAGATCATTAAGAAGTTTAAAACAAAACCCAGTAATAGTGCATTCACCTCTAGTGACAATCAAACTTTGATGACTGTTTCCAAGGCGGCTAAGATGGGTATTAATGAGTCTGTCGAACTTGACGAAGCGCAAGGCAAGTTAAATGCCAAAGGCGAGATCGAGATGACTGCGAAGAACTACGCTAAGATTCACAAGGACTTTAAGACCAAGATCAAAGGAACACCTTTTGCTATGCAGATAGATCCTAAGACTGGCGGTTCTGCACTGTTCCCTGTTACGTTCATCAAAGAGTCTACCGACCTCACGGAAGGTAAGAACCTCATTCCTCAGTTCCAAGATATCGTCAAGAACAAACAAGCGAAAAAGATCGGTGGTACTATGATAGATATGTACACCGCAAGCACCATTACCCATGTATACGATAAAGTATCTGATACCAATAAGAAGAAGATGGAAACATCAAACATTAATGTGCTTATTGGACTTTCACGTAAAATCATGGGTGCAGGGCAAAAGGAATCAGTAGAGGTTGTAGAGGGAGACGAATATAAGAATATCTCCAAGACAATAACCCAAACTCCTAAGCATAAACGAGACAAGAAAGCAACCGCTGCAAAACCTGCCAAGACTAATGCTAGAGAAGTTGCTCGTCGTAAAGCGATTGAGAAACATCAAGCAAAGAACGCTGCTAAGAAAGAAAAAGGATACTGGGACGAGAGCGCCAAAGGTATGGTAGGTGGTTTCTCAGTAGAGATACCAAAACAAACTATCTCTGGTAAGACTATCGGTGGTGGTAAGAACGGAATCTTTGTTAAGGCTAAGACTGCTCGTCAAGCAATCAGCATGGCAGCAAAACGTCTGGGTGTTGATTTCAAGATGCTTAAAGTCGGTAAGGTAGTTAAAGAAGGTGTTGAATCATTAGACGAAGCAAGTAACAACGCTTCACTAATATCTAGATACACTGGTACTAGAGCTGATGCTGTCGACGATTTTATCAATACACATAAATTAGATTCAGAAAAACTTCTTACCTTCGTGGGTGACAAAGGATCCTTAAAAAATAGGATGACGTTTACTGCTGCAATTAGTGGTAAAGCAAACAATAGAATGTCAAGGAAGATTGTTAAAGACTTTGCCGAGTCGGTTTCTGAGTCGGTAAACCTTGAAGAAGGAAAAATGAAAGAGTTTCATGACTATATCGATCAAGGTAAATCTGCACAGTGGATTGCTAAGAAGATGGGTCTGGACATGAAGACGGTAAAAGAATTGATGGCAGACATGAAAGAGTCTGTCGAAGAAGGTAAGACTGGTGCCGCACGATTGACCAACCGACTAAAGAAGTCCGGTGTTGATCTTGACAAACGTGCCAAGGATCGTGCCGCAAGTCATGCAGAACTAAAGAAGAAGTATGCTACTGAGTCTGTCGAACTGGACGAAGCATATCAGCAGTTCTTGGATAAGACTCCTAACTGGGGTGAAGACAAGGCAATCTCTTATGGACGCAAGAAGGGTTACAAAGAGATCGGTGTATGTGGCCACGGTAAGATAGATGGTATTGTATTGTTCGGTCTGGATGCTGGTGACAAATCATATGTCGGTAAGGAAGCAAAGGTTAAGACTGGTCAAACAGTATTCCGTTATGCTACTAGCCGCACTGTCGCAGGCGATATCTTTCCTTTAGTTAAGATTGATGTTAAGAAAGGTCTTCTATATAACCTATCTCAGAAGTCTAGTGAAGGTGAGATCGAACACGCAGAGTTTGAAACTAAGAGTTCTAAGCTAAGATATCTTCGTCTTCTATCTACTGCAAACCTCCGTGATATTGTTGGATTCGATGCAGAGGTTAAAGAATCTACTGCACCTAAAACTCTTAGCGATATTAGAGCAGAAAGATAATAATGAAAAGTTTTCGTTCATTTATAACAGACAGTGTTGATGCCGAGAAAGAATATGGTAAGTCATTTGTCGCGTCTGCCAAGTCAGTTGGTGTGCAACGTAAGTTGACCAAAGAACTTGGTGTTAAACTCAAAGAGGTAGAGAAGTCTTTGGGACACGGTGGTGGTGGTAATGGACTTACACCGGATGATGTGAAGTCGAACCCTAAGTGGAAAGCGGCAAAGAAAGCATTGGATGTTGCATTCAAGAAAGAACAGCAAATGAACCAAGCGATGTCAAAGGCGTTTGGTAAGCAGATGAAAGACTTCCGCAACAAAGACCGTAAAGGATATATGTCTTTGTTTATCGCATAGTGGTATTGCTTGATGCGTGTAAAAGTAGATAATTGATACGTTATAAATACACTTAACCTTAACTAATAAGT